GAGATAAATTGGTCGTAAAGTGTTTGCTCTTTCTCGAGCAGTTCTGTAGTTTTCATGGCACTTTACAAGTTACGACAGCGTCAAATGCACAAGAAATTGTGCCATTTTTAGATGATAGACCAATACTTTGTTGAGTTTTTCTACAAAGTCTCTCCTAAGAGTGCAGTTTTGCCCAAGTTCAGTCTTACGCATTATTTGTTAACGAGTGTTAACAGGGTTGCGAGTGCAACCCACAACACTTTTTGTATACCAGATGTATACAAGTCTAAGAAAGGAAATAAAGATGACAATACAAATCACACACACAACACACAAAGGCGGTGGAACTTATTACACCGGAGGCATAAACAAGAAAGATAAAGATCTTGTGCTTGATGCACTATCAAATGGTTTATTTGATGTGTTACAAAAATCTAACTATGATCAAAATATCAAACAAGCAATATATATTCAAGATCAAAAATTCCGTAAACAAACAGCCGTAAGCAACAAGACAGACAACTGTCTTGCAAGTTTTGTTGCAGGTGTACTTGAACAATTTAAACAAAATCCAAACAAAGATTTTAGTGTAAAACAGTTAGAAGGCATAAGTGCGGCAACACGTTGTTTTCACAGAATTGATTCAAAAAAGCATGAAGACATTGAGTTTGAAGATACAAAAAAGATAACACCTTTACCAGACAATATGGATCAATGGTTTGAAAGAAAAGATCAATAATGGCTATGCACTATACGGAAAGAACAAGTTTCAATGCATTTTTTGAAAGATGTATGGATCAAACCAAAGTTATTGATAAAGAAACTGGCAAATTAAGAGAGAGACGAACATATCCATTAACAAAAAATCAAGAGTTGTTAGAACGACTTAGAAAACATAACAGGAGAAATAAATGAGTTACATGAAATCAAGAGAAAGAAAATTTGAGGCATGGTGGAAGAAGAATCATCATAAACAAGCAGGTCAAGTATGGCTATGCAAGAGTGCAAAAAGAATTGCATTTGCATACAATTTACACCCAAGTGCATTTGATGATGTAAGATTTATATGCAAAAGATTTTTCAGCAGTGAACATATGAGACTTAGAAAAGCAGATGCTTGGAAGTTATACAAATTGTGTAATCCATTGTATGAAGAAAGATTAAAAAGATTACAAACAACCGCAGAACATCTTGATGCACTAAAAAGAGAAAAAGGTGATGGTTTACAACATCCATTGTGGATTGGCAAACCAAAAGCAAAACAGATGTTTGGTGTAGAACCAAAGGCTCCAACCGCACATGATATATTACAAGCAATAAAAGATCGTCCAAGAGTAAAAGATCCAAACCCTTTAAGTCTTGAAGAATTAAAAAAGCATATGAATGCTGAAAGAGGGAAAACACCAGCACTTACAGTTGGAGATGCATTAAATATAGTCAGAGTAAATAATTTAAACAGAGAAATGGAGTTTGTTGAAGAACGTAGATCTAAATTGCCAAAATTAGAGTACAAAGATTATCAAGAACGATATAGTGATGGTGCAAGAATTGGTAATTCACATAATACAACTTTAGCAAAAGATGTTTTAGAAAGAATTGATATAGTAGACCTTGTACATGAAGCAATATTTTGGGGCATGGATAATTATAATGCGTATGGAGAAGATACCAAAGATGTAATAAATTGTAATTCATTAAGTACATTCTTTAGATTATTACAAGAGTTAGAATTATCAGAACCACCAGCAAAGGAGAACAAAGATGTTGTGTAAATATTATGTTTTCAAAAACAATGTACGTGAGACCGCATATATGATTGGTAGTAGAAGAGAAATAGAAAAAGAAATGATGATAAAAAAATTTGCTGATCAATTGGGTGGTTATCAATTGTTTCCATATAAAAGTTACAAAGAGTATATGAGCAAAGGTGGTGATGATTGGACCCGAGATGAAATATACAGTTGGTGGGACAAAAAGGCTATGATAACAAAAAAAGATCTAATAAAATCTTTAGATGTAGTACATGGAAAAGCAGTACCATCAAGAAAAGCAGATAACCCAAATGAATTGTTGTGGAACAATAGTGTTGAAGCAAATAATTTAACCTCACACACAAGAATAAGAGAAAAACTTGGTATAAAGAAAACAAATTTCAATAAACTGTTTGACAAAAAAGAGAAATGAGGTTATACTATGGACATAGATAAACAATTTGATGCCGCTATACAACGACACAGTCGCATATATGCAGGCATACATAGCATTGAAGGCAGAGAAGCATTTGTAGATAGTTTAAGAATGTTTATGCGTGAAAATGATAATATGGACATACAAACAATAGAAGAAATAATACAAGAAATAATACAGGCAAGCAAAAGGCACATGAACTAACAATGGCAAAACTAAATTGGCAAAAAGTAGCAGTTGATTCGCAAAGACAAAGTGTGAGAGAAGATGCACGAGACTTTGCGATAAGTATACAAGAAAAACAAGATCTATTACAGGCAGGCATATGGACTATAGGCACAAAACATTATGGCAAAAAAATAACAGACATACCAACACAATATCTATGTTGGTTCACAGAGGCACAAGAAGAGGCTAATAAAACAAACACACTGGCATACAACAAAGCGGCACAAGAACTTAGGCACAGATATACAAACAACACATAAGGTTGGTCCGCCAGAGATATTGGACTGTGGAAAAAGCATTCATATAGAAGCACACGTACATATTGATAGACTCATCACAAAATTGGAGTATCTGTTGATATACTGTTTTGTTGTTACAGGGCATAAAAACATACTGTCTACGTATTAGAGATCACCACTCTCTATGTAAAAAAAGCGGGCTGAACGGTTAGTACGAACCGCGTAGAAGTGAAGGGCCCGTGGCTGAAAGACTGAATTACTCACATCAAGTCAAAGGAGTCACCCTGTAGTGGGTGGCTTCTGACCAAAAAATCTACATCAAGTCTCTATTGAATTTGAAGAGAAAAAGAAAACTTAACAGAAAAAAAAACGCATCTACTGATGCGTTTTTTTGATGTTACTTGTCTGTAAGACAAGAGTAAGTTATAACAAAATTGATACTAAGATTAACAGTAATCCAACTATGATCATTAAAGTACTAATCATATTGTTTGTTGAGTTCTTTCTGCTCTTCTGATACTCTATTGGCTTCCTGTTGAGTTAAAGGACTAATACCACGAGTCTGACAATAATAATTGATATCTTGTAATGTAATCCATTTGGCTTGATCTGTTGGTGTTACCCATTGATCTCTACATACAATATATGTACCACCATCTAATTGTGGATCGTGTGGTCCTGTTTCAACGTATTCACCATTGAGTCGATTCCAATAATGAGGTATCATCATTGCATCTGCGTCTGGTCTAAATGATCGTTCATCTGCTGGGTATATAATATACCCACACACTATACGACTGTTTGGATGTTGCTTATAAAACTCAAGACTGTTGTACCAACATCTACTAACTCTGTCATCGCCATTTGGT